ACAAGAGCCCTCACAATTGGAAAAGGACTTTGTGCTTGCTTACCTTGAGCAACAATATGCCGGCATACCGCAATGTCCCACGGACTGGTTTACAGAAGAGCGCTTCCGTAAGTCATTGAGAGAATTGGATATGAGTTCCACGCCAGGCATTCCATATATGCATATTGCGCCCACGATTGGACAATTCCTAGGTTGGGACGAAATCGATTCCTTTGACGAAGTGAGAGTGCAACAATTATGGTACGACGTGAATGAAATATATCATGGACGTTACCATCATTTGTTTCGCGCTTTCGTCAAAGCAGAACCGCATAAAAGGGCCAAAATAGAGGCCAAAAGATGGCGTTTAATTATGTGCGCATCCTTGCCAGTGCAGGTGATGTGGCGCTTGGCCTTAAAACATCAGAATGATTGGTTGAATGACCACCCGTACGAGTGTCCAAGCTCGCATGGGGTTGTATTCTGTTATGGCGGTTGGCGACGGTTCAAAGCTGATTGCAAAGCCAGACGTTTGAGATATTCGCGAGATATATCGTCCTGGGATGTTAATATGCCGGGATGGATTGTTCACCTCGTGAAGCAGCTCCGTATTAGGAAAGGCGGACCTAATGATTGGATCCGCGTCCTGACCTGGCTTTATGCAGATGCATTTGACCATGCGAGGATTCGGTTTTCAAATGGCATAGTGGTGGAACAGCGGTTTAGTGGCGTGATGAAGTCGGGATTGTTCATCACGATATCTGATAACTCAATGGCTGTTTACGGCATGCACGTCGCGGCGTGTTTTAAGCTTGGAGTCAAGATAGGCAATGCGAGAGTCACGGGAGATGACTTTCTCCAAGAATTCTTGTCGGATGCTTACTTGGCCCAGCTGGAACAGCTGGGATGCAGGGTGAAGGAATACGAGGACTCCCTGATCTTCATGGGCACCGATTTTAACAACGAACCGGTGCCCATTTATTTCTCCAAACATGTAGCGAATTTTTGGATGAATGAGGATCATGTTGAGGACCGACTCGACGCTTATGCGCGGTTGTGGTGCCATGATGATGCCAAGTTTAAGTTTTGGCAAGAGTTGGCT